ACTTCATCTCTAGAAATTTCAGAGGCTTTACCTAAACTGAATACTTCAGCAGATGATTGTAAACGAGAAACAGGAACGTTTAATGATTGATATAACTTTTGTTGAAAGTAAGTTACGTCTGCCATTTCACCAAGATTTTGACCTGCTGGAAGAGTGGTAATTTCTGTACCACGATTACCTTCTCTTCTTGGCAACCAATAATCTTCAAGCATAGTCATATACTTACGATCGTCTCTTACTTCACCAGTTGTTGCATCATATACAAGACGGTTTTTATGTTTAACCATCATGTCTCTCATATATTGTTCTGCTTTAATCTTAGGAAGATTGCCAACATCAATATAGAAAATACGGCGTTCTGGTGCACGTGAGATACGATAGATAACAGTTGCATCTTCTAACGTACGAAGCTGATTTAATGGACGAATTGCTTTTTGAAGATATGAATAAACAAATGAGTTATTCTTGTCCATTAATCCTGACGTAACATGAACAATAGAATCTGCTGCAATTTTTACACCATTTACAGCACCTGCATCCATTGGAAGACCAGCATTACCACCTGCTGGCAAAAAATTACGTTCATTGTAAACATAATACTCACGACTTGCAAAAGCAACGGTTGTGTCACCTTTGTTTTTCTTTTTAACTTCTCTAATTTTACGAAGTTTTCTAGGATCTACGTAACGTAGTTCTTTGATCCCTTCCCTTGGATTTTTTTCATCTATGATAGCATGAAAATACATTCTGCCATCAATATACCATCTTTTAAAGAGATCATAAGCTTCATTTTCAAAATTTAAAAGTTCTAATACAGTCATAAATTCTTCACGTATTCTATTTTTTACGTTTTCACTGTATTTGACTTTATCTAAATTAATTTCAACGACACTTTCTGCATCAATGTCAATTGCTTCATTAACAATGTCATCAACTGCTCTTTCTATATCTGCCTCAAGAGCAATTTCACGATATTTGGAAACTAATTCTGACTCTGTTCTAGCTGTTCCATCAAGATCAATGTAGGTACCATAAGCACCACCAGCTGCAACAATAACAGCACCATCATCATTTACCGGAGGGGCAAATGATTCTACTGGTGCTTGAACCTTACGGTTGATTTCAAATCCAAATAATTGTACCATAATAATAATTTTCCTTAAGAAAGTAAAGAGACCCTATAGTATTTATAGGGTCTCCTTCAGGTTATTTCTTAAGAACCACCAGCGTTTCCAGTGATGCTATTCAATACTTCGAATGTATCATACTGGAAAGATACTTGGAAATCTTCAATTTCATCTGTTGTATTCCAAGCCAAATCAATAGTAGAGATTTGGTCTGGGAAGATGCCATTAAATTGATATGTTCTTAAAATTGTACCATCTTTACCAAATTGTGTAACAGTTGCCTGTGACTTATATACTGCTGGTGCAGATGTACCAAGTGCAGTAATATTTTGCTGATAAAGATTAATAGAATTATTCCATGTTTCCATAGCATTTCTTACTAAGAAATCTTCATCGTTAATAATAGTAACTGTCCAAGGATCGAACTTTCTATCGCCAGCAATCTTAAGTTTTCTACCAAAGTATGGAACTTCAATAGTTCCTAAAATTGAAGCAGGTAGATTGGCTGCCTTACAAAGGAAAGGCAGCTTTAGATCAGCGATAGGATTAACAGGGTTACTGATAATCACTTGGAATAGACTTGGTCTAGCACCACCAAGTGTAAGTTGTGAGCGAATGTCATTAATATTAAAAGCCATTTGTCATTCCTCCTTAAAACTTACCAACAATTTCATCAAATTCTACTCCGGTGCGTACTGCAACAAAGTTGAGCTGGATGAAATTAATTGAACGTGCTGGCTTGATGTAAATATCACCACGGAATTGATTTGCATCAATTACTTCAGGTGTATTATTAGTCGCATCACATACTACTCTGAAGTCGTATATACCACGACGACCTTGAACATCACGTAGATAAGGTTCAACAAGGTTGCGGAAAGCTGCTCTTGTAAAATCATCATTGAATTCAAATAGAGCAAACTTGGCAGCAGTAGAAATTGCTTTTTCAAGTACAATGAACAATCTACGAACATTGATACGATCAAATGCAGAAGGTGTTGCTAACATTGTCTTATCACCATACAATACTGTACCTTGACCAGGGAATGTTACAACTGGGTTGATACCATTCTTATAAAGTTGATCGCGGTTAGCTTGATTAGGATTAAAGGCTAGTTTAACAACATTCTTTACCTGTCCTCTATTAAATCCTGCAGGTGAGAACCAAGGATCACGTGTATTATCAGTTCTTACACAAAGACCTGCAATATCACCATTAAGAGGTACCCAGCGGTAAAGATCATTATACTTGTCGTATTGATACTTATAACCAGAATCAATTACAGAGTATGATGAAGATCTTAGTAAGTTACGGAAATCAACTACATTGCTTTGTTCAAATCCTGGTACACTAACAACTGCACTATTAGGAGGTGAGATGAATACTACACAGTCTCTTCTTGTTTCTGCAATATTATCAATTAGATAATTTGGAAGCACTTCACCAGAACCAGAAGATGCTGTAGCCTTACCTGTTAATACAAGTGAGATATCAATTGTTTCAGCTGATGCGTAAACATCATAAGCAGTTGCTAAAGCTGATATAGAAACAGCAGATTCAGCAGCACTATCAAATCCATTGGTAAAATTAAAGTAGACTGGAGTATTGATACTTGGTGCTGGGAATGCATTAGTAGCTACTGAAGATCCTAGATAATCAGTTGCAGCCCAAACATATTGCGATGAATTGTTAAGTACATCACGATAATAGATTGAACCACCTTGTTCACCTTTTGCATCTGTTGCACGAGAAAGGTTAGGCCATACTTCAAGAATTTGACCTGGAACACCAGTAAAACCACCAGTCTCATCTACTACGACAATATGCACCTGATCTTTAATAGCTGTATTTGAAGTGCGCTGTGATACATAATTAGAAATACCAGGTGCACCATTTACAGAATTGAAGTATTCCCAATTTCTTGTAACTGCTGTAACCGCACCGTTTACAGTTGAATCCACATTAGATTTAAGTTTTAATACTGTATCAAATGTAATTTCAAATTGATATGCATTGGCATTAGTTGGACTTAAATAAGGTACATTTACACTAGCAACCTGCATATATTGTGTACCAATGGTAGAATTTCCTACTGTAATAAAATCTTCTTGGAAGATTGCATTAAAAATAGCATTTGCTGAATCGTATGCAAAATTAGGTGAAGGATCACATGCTACAATAACGTTTGCAACACTGCTTCCAATAGCTAATTTAAATTCAGCTGATGTATTACCAAAATATGTACTTGAAGCTGTATTAGCAATGTTTGCAGCAGTAAGGTTTTGTTGAAATACATTAGCAGATAAACAAATTGATACCTTCAAAGAATTACCAAGTTGGCCTGCATATTTTGCAATGAAAGGTGTATTAGCACTAAATGTTTTTGTTAAAAAATCATCACTGTTTTTTACAAGAACATTGGCATTTGGACCAGTATTAGCAAATGCATTAAATGTTGCTGTATCAGCAGCTCTTGAAATGTACAATTGATTTCCATAAGAAAGGAAATTTGCAGCTGTAAAGAAAGTTTCGAAATTATTAGCTGTTGGTTTACCGTAGAAATGTACTAGTTCGTCTTCAGAAGATACAAGGTGAGCCTGATTTACAGGACCCCATCTGAAAACGCCAGCAAATGCACCTGTAGTAGTAGAGACAGCAGGAACAATTGTAGTTAAGTCAATTTCTGATACGTTAACACCAGGACTTATTTGAAATGGCATTGTTTTCTCCTTTATATAATATAAATTATCAGATATATTATAACTTATTTATAAAAAATCAGTTTAGAAGAAAATTGCTGAATTCGTTGTCACTCATTATTACATTTTCGTCCTCACGTCCGTCATCAATAAACCCAAAAGGGGTAAAATTTTCCTCTAGTCCTTCCAACAATCTCAATCTAATATCTGAATTTGAAATGTCTTTAAAGTAACTTTGGTTAATTAACCAAGCAAAAAGAACTAAACACATAACCAAATCATCATGATATCCATCTTCAGCATTATATGAAGAACCATCCATAACATATGTCGATAATTCATTTATTATTTCATAATCGTTAAGTATGATTTTTTGGTTTTCAACAATTGATTTTAAATTGGCACAACCTATTCTTTTTACTGATTTAGTAGTTTTTACACCTAGTTTAGAAAGACCGTCACTGCCAATAACAGTACCTTTTCTGCCATTGGTTTTAGTCATAACAACATTTTCATATTCTAAATCTTGTTGAAGTATATTTACTACTTGAGAACCTATATTAGTTTCAACAAGAATAGATGCCTCGTTAAAATAACGTCCAACATTATATAATACATTAGGAAACATTAACTGTGATATACTGGCATCTTTATACGTTGCTACTATTTCATAAGGATTAGTTGATATGTCTACGACAACAAAAGCAGAACTATCTAAACCCAATCCTTCAGCAACATCGACTATCATAACATAAGTATGATCTTTTTCTACATTTTTAAAAAGTTTAACACCTTGTTGATTAGAAATAGGATTAGTGTATGTTAACTTAGAGAGGGTGGAAGGGTGAACAAGTGTATTTGCAGATCCCAAAAATTCACATTCAAATTCTTGTCTAAATTGATCCATAGATGTACTACGAATCATGTTATCAGCCCATTTTTGATCTCTGCCTGGAACATCGGACCAATGGACATCTAATCGTGCATAGTCATTCATACCATTTTCTGAATCTGTCCAAATTTTATAGAAAAGATTCATCCCATTTGGAGTAGATGTGATAAGTAACTTAGATGTATTACCAGAAGAAATTGTAGGAAATACTGAAGCAAAGAAACTATCTTGTACATTACGAGGAACAA